AAACCACTGATACGTTCTTCCATAATTTGTATTTCATGTTTATTCTCTCTAACCTCAATCACATGGTTAGAAATCTTCTTCTTTAATATGTCTGACATAGTTGAGAAGATTGATATATCCAATAGGTCTTCTACAAGTCTACGTCTCTCTGCAGTCTTTAACTGCATGAAAGGTGTAAAGTTTGCTGACCCAAGGATACAGACTTGAGTAAAGGAACGGAAACTCATTTTGAGTATGTTCTTTTCTAAGTGTTCTTGATAGTCTCTGACTGTTGCATCTTGATTGACGAACACATCATTAACATATATTTCGAATTTGTTTGGTTTTGCACCACGCATGATTTTGTATTGTTTCTTACCAATAGAGAACTCAATCTCAACGACTAGTTCTTTCTCGTTCATACTATTGACTAGTAGTTCTTTCTTAAGGTTTCTGAACCCACGTCCATATAATCCGAAACATAATGCATCGAGAAGTGTGGACTTACCAGCACCATTCTCCCCTAAAATAAGGGTGGTGTTATGTGAGTCTAATTGAATTTCAGTAAATTTGTTTCCACTGGATAAGAGATTTCTATATCTTACTTTCTTAAATATTATCATAAAAAGGAATGTTCATCTAAGGCTTCATTGTATAGTGTGGTCATTAATTCGTTGAGTGGTTTCTTCTTGCCTTGGATATCTAAACCATCCACATACTTTGATAGAATAGTTAGAGTGTCTTCTATATCTTCTATCTCATCGTCTCCTAACACATCCATGTGTTTATGGTCGTCTACTACTGATAAATGTATCGGTGCATTTGCATGTATCTTATCTAAGAATGTATCAAACCAATATGGGTTGTCTTTGTTCACTACTATCACTTTTACAAACTTCTTGGTTACATTACTGTAATCTGCATTTGCAATTGATTCGAATGTTTCTTTAGTATCATCATAGAATACTTTCTCAAACATTTCTATTGGATTTAAGACTGGTGTTAACTCTTGTGTATCGGTATCAAAGATATGGAAGTATTTGTTATCTCCATAATCTGACCATGTGAATTGCATTTGACTTCCAAGATATCGGATGTTTGCAAACTCTGATTTCTGATGGAAGTGACCACTCAATACTTTGTCAAATCTCTTAACATAGGAATGGTCGAACCCGTGTTGACATGTCATGCCTGGCATCATCAATGCACCTTCAAATTCAAAGTGACCCATACACCATGATGCATTTGCACTTCTAAGGAACTCAACTGAATCTGCATAGTTTTCGGGATTAATCCACGGAACTAATGCAACATTAAAACCATCGAACTCTTTTACTTCGGGTTCTGCAATAACGTTTACATTTGGTTGATTGTATAAAAGTAACTCGGGTGCATTCACTTCATTTGTTGACTTATAATAAGTGTCATGATTACCTAGGATTAAATCCATAGTAAACCCCTTCTCTGTCATAGGTTCTATGAAGTGTTTTATATTTGCTTTCATAGTTGCAAAGTTAATATACTTTCTTCTATCAAAGTAATCACCTAGGTGAACTATATGTGTAATATCATTCTCTTCCATATATGGAAAGAATACTTCATTGTAAAAACGTCCTTGATATTCGGACATCTCGACCATATCAGAACGTACCCCAGCATGGGTATCGTTTAGGATTGCAAACTTCATTCTTTGGTGAATTTCTCTAAGTTAGTTTTTGTATTTTCTTTTGGTTTTCTTTTGGATTTACGAGGTTCGTATTCAACACGATTCATGTTCTCTTGCATCCACTCTACATTTGTATTTGTAAGTGATGAATCATGTTGTCCATCTATTGTTGTGAAAGCATCCATGGTGATACCTGTGGCATCGGTTGCTTGTTGTTTGATGTAGACTTGTTTCTTCTCTTTCTGAATCCTTCTTAAGAAAGCGTAATAACAAATCTGAGTGACATATGCAAATGCATTGTCTGATTTTTCTCTATTAAAGTTACCTATGTATTGGATACAATTCTCGATTGCATCACAAATCATTTCGTCTCGGTAAGTGTAATTGATAAAGTTTGGTCTAGTCGATAAACGAGTAGCAATTTTGTAAATACATTCCCCAATGTATTCCGTCATTCTAGGAGTTTCCTTTCCTTCTGCAATTGACTTCTTTACTGACTTATTGAAGTCGTCTACAGCTGCAGTAAACTCTTTATTGTTGACGTAATGTTCTGCTTTTTTAGGGTCTTTTTTAGTAGTCATACCTCTATTATACTGATTAAATGGGGATTGACAAGGGGTTTTTTCATATTTATTTATTTTAAAGTATTTATAAAAAGTCCCTAGACAACTGGGAAAAGTATGATAAAATGAATATGTCCCAAGGGGGATATACTATAATAAGGGATTAAGTGTAGGAAACTACTCTACTCTTACTAGGACTACTGATTGCACGACTCATTCTATCGATATCACCAACGGCAAGTTCAAACATGCACCATCCTAAAACTGTATATACTATATAGTGTTTCATAATCTGTCCAATCCTACGTTGATTAACCAAAAGGACAACAGCATAAAACCGAAAACGAGGACTTGCACGACTGACATCACTGCAATCTGTTTCATTGGGTGAACTTCTTCTATCTTATCTAAAACGGACACATCAGGAGAGAGATTTACAACCTGTAGTATTTTCTTTTGAGTATCGGGTTTTGTAAACCAAGGAACGTACATTACTTTAACTCCACCTCTATAAACTTACCAATCATATTAATTTGTGCATCACTTAACATTCCTGCTTGAGACCACATAGTAGAAGACATGTTACCGACTGTTTCTCTATTCTTATATGCATTAAGTCTACCAACAATATAGTCTTGTGACTGACCAGCAAGTTTAGGGAAGACTGCCATACCTTGACCTTCTGCACCATGACAAGCTGCACAACCTGCCCATAGACCTCTGATATCACTAAACTCATCTGTACTTGCAAGTTCTTTCTTTCTCTGTTCCATCTCAGCAGGTGTTCCGTTCAATGCAACATAGTCAACATAACACTGACCAGTGCAAGAGGTGTGACTAGGTACTCCTTTGTATTCGAGTCCGTTATATGCAAATGCAATAGTCGTAACCATTGCAATACAGATTGTAAAAATGTATCCTTTCATATTATATTCCTGTAATTGAAAATACTGAAATTATAAAGATACCCATCAACGTGGATATCTCCAAAGTTTCTCTAAGTTTTTGTAAGTTCATGGTTAGTATCCTTTTACGGATAATGCCATCACTATAAATGGTAGTAAGAATGGAAGAGTCATCAGCACTAGAAATTCGATAGTGTCAACTAATTTTCGTTTTTGAGGACGAATGACATGGTTGACTTCTCTAGCTTTTCGTACCATGCTCTTCGCAAAATAAGTTGCTGTGGTCATGGTTTTCCTAAAGTTAAATTATAAGTAAAATGTATAATCAGTTATAAGTACACTGAGTCTACGCACTTATTTAGTAAGATTGAAAACCTAAGAATTAATGAATAACTTTTTTTTCTTTGGATTCTTGAAATGCTTCAAACTCTTCTAACATGTCAAGTTCTTCATCCGTGATATCCCCACCAGTTGCATCTATGACTTGTTGTAATGCATCATCAACAAAACCCTTTGCAAGTTTTCTACTATGAGAATGTAAATCATTAGTCAATGGAATAGTTCCCGTCTCTACCATGTTCAACCACTTAGACGAAGCTTCGTCATAGAACGGAATGAATTGTTCATTCATAACACTTCTATGCATAACATCATTTGGTGCAATCAATAAGACTGGGTCTGAAGATAGGGGTGCATACGGATAGAATGTTGCAAGGGTTGAATTACCACCAGTGATTGATAATTGACATATCATAGGTAGGGTTACCTGTAATCCTTTAGGTGTTTCTCTGACCATTCCGACAAGTTCAGTACCAGTTCTAAGTTTTACAACTTCGTATTGTCTTGGTGTTAAATCTTGTGGTCTTGTCATTTTAAATCAAATTGCCTTATCTCGTATGTAAAGTTTTCTTCGTTGTATATATTTATACGTTCTTTGAGGTGGTTGAGAGTATGATTATTGCATTGTAAGTCATCTGATATATCAAATAACCTCATCTCTGTTTTACCATCTGCTTTTCTTAGACCTCTACCAATAGATTGTAGGTTTCTAATTCTTGATTTTGAGGGTGATGCAAAGACTACATTATCAATCTTCTTTATATTTACACCAGTAGAGAAAGTTCCGTATGATGCTAGTATGACATTATTTTTCTTTTTTGGATTATCGACTATTTCTCTAACCATTTCTCGGTCTTCTGTATCAGTTCCACCATGAACATAATGCAATGTTCCATTCATTCTACTGACCATGGGATTGAACAATTCCCATAATGGTTGACCATGTTTTTCTATGTATTGAAACAATACTAGTGTGTTTCCTCTTAGAGACCCTACTAGGTTTGTTATGAAAAGGTTTCTTTGTTGGTTTGATACTAGATAGTCCATCTCATCTTGGTAGGTCATTTTCTTCATTTTAGTATGACGAAGTATGACACATTCTATCTTTAAATTTGCAATCGTTCCCGAATCCATCAACTCCTTTGTGGTTATGACCTTTTTGACTGGGCCGAACAACCCTTCTAGTTGCAATCTATGAACCTCTGAACCATCTAAGGTTCCTGTAGTTCCTATACGGATTGCAGTCGTCTTCATCTTTTCAAGTATACCTTTCAGTACATTTGCTTTGAATAGATGTGCTTCATCTCCTACGACTACGTCAAATCCTTGTAGGACTTCTTTAGGTGCTTTAGCAAAACTTTGCCATGTTGATATCGTAATGTCAGCAGGAAATACAGGTTGACCACTATAAATTTTACACACATCTTTATCATATCCATATTCTTCAAAATCCTTTGTCATCTGTTCTACTAACGATGTAGTAGGAACAATAATTATTGTTTTCTTATCATAGTATCTTGCAAGTAAATAAATGATAAGAGACTTACCACTTGCAGTTGGAGACAATAGTAGTTGTCTTCCATATTGAATTGTTTCATTGAGTGCATCTATCTGATAATCTCTAGGTTCAAAGGGAAGTTTTAAATCTGCTAACCAAGATTGACTGACTTTCTCTCTTGTTTTAGTTCCTAGGATATCTGTAACACCTTCAAACTCAAATCCTCTTTCTCTACAGAACTCATCTACATATGGAAGTAGTCCGATATAAATTTTGTGTGTTTTTATTGAAAAAAGATAGACCTTACCATCCCACCACTTATTCTTGTAGGAAGGCATAAACTTTGCGCCTGGTACTTTGAATGAGAAGAAGTCATGTAAGTCTTTTGCAAGACCATCATCACAATCAACGTGCATGAAGACCTCATCCACTTTTGATACTGTAACTTTCATTTATCTATAAGGATATCCACATAACCAACCAACTAATGATATTCTAGTTCCTCTTATTAAGGGTGTGACTTGGTGATGTAGAAATGATGGGAATAGGATAAGAGACCCCTTCTGTTTTGCAGAGAATGGTGCAGTGACAACAAAGTCTTCCATGTTTCTATTGTAATTACCTTTAGTAAGAGTATCCTTTGCACGTATATCTTCTATCCATTGAAAGTTTCCACCCTCATAATCATCAGGGTCGGATAGTTGAATAGTGTAACTTAACTTTCTTATCATACCATTATGTTCATATGGAACAGGGCCTGCATCTGTATGCCATGTATAGAAATCACCCGTTACTTCTGCATCGGGTCTATGTTTGTATATGGTATACTGGTTTTTTTCTTGATATTCAAAATCAAATCCCCAACCACATTCTGACTTTGCATGTTCAACTGCACCATATAACTTATCTATTAAATGTTGTGGTAACATGTCTTCACACCATCTTACATCAGATTGTCTTATCTTACTATCGGTTCTTCCACCATTGTCTTCCCCATCGGGGTCACTCTTTTGGAAACCTACCTGTCCTTCCATAATAGGATATTGCATTGCATGTTGATGTATCTGTTCGACTTCACTATCATCAAATAACATAGGTATTGTGTAACAGTAATTGTTTAATATCATTATTGTCCTGCCATGAACTTTCTCCAATCGATTGTGTTTCTAATCGTTTGGTGTCTCCATGTAATATTTTGCATACATTCCTTTAGGAAGTCTACAGTAACTTTGAGGTACTCAATCTTTGCATTGAGGTCTTGTAAATCTTTATCTGCATTGAAGAATATTTGCATGTCATTCTTCATTATCTTAAGACCATTAAATGGGTCGGGTTCCCAACCTTTCTCTCTAACAGTCTCTTCATCCATTTTACCATTATACCACAACCACTTATCTTTAAGTAGTTCATTGTATTTGTTTTGGTATTGTTTTAGTACAAGTATCTTACTGGTTAGTAAGTCTTGGTATTTTGCATGTAGTTTAGGAACTTCAAGTGATGCATTATCTAATTCGATATCATCTATTTGACAATCTTCCGTCCACTGTTTCTTTAATTCATCTAACGTCATAATATATACCATTATACCACATATATGGGTATTTAGTAAGGGAATTTAGGAAGTACTTTCTATCTCGTAATAACTAAATCTAAAGTCAACTGTAGTAGTTACTGGTTCTGCTTCTGCACCACTCTCTAACTGTAATCCACTCAATCCTATTGGGAAACAGTCATGAAACCTAAAGTATCTATTAGGTAAGTTTTTGTTTGTATTTGTTACTAGTGTAATATCAGATGTTTGACTTGTATTATCTGTTCCACTGTATTGTTTACTTTCAGTAGATGTTGTTGATGTGTAAGTCTTATATAATGATGGGTCTCTAACGGGAACAATTGCATCCATCCAGTCATAGATTTCTTTGAAGTTTACTAGGTCTTCATCTACTAGAAACTCTACTGACATAGTTTCATAGAACACTTTGTCGCCAGGGAAAAATGCATCCAACCCAACACCTGCCGCTTGAGTTACTTCTGTAAATGTTAAGCCAGGAATATTTACTGACCTTACAAAGTATTCAACAGTAGGACACTTATCAACGATAAGTCTGAAGTTGTTCTTATTAAGAATCGATTTATTGATATCAACCATTTATTTTTAGTATCCGTTTAGACGAGGAAGTATCGAAATAATCTCCATCTCGATACTCTCTCGTTGTAGTTTCTTCACATAGATAACCATCTTTAATTAACGTTGTGATTGTCTTACGACTTAATACATTCGTTGTCTCTTCCCCATTAGGAAACGTTTTTGCTTCCCATGGCCCTTCCATTACATTCACTTGTTTATCATACATAATTATCTCCGTGTACTACTATTTAGGTTACTTCTCTATTACAAACTCATTTAACTGTCTTGCAGTTTGAATGACCTCTTCACCAGTGATTTCTCTTAGTGGTAAAGGTTTCTTATCATTTGGGAAGTTTTCGTTATGCATATAGACAGCATCAACCTCTCTTTGATAATTGAGGACGATTAGACCCTCTGCTTGTGATAATAAGTCGGCTCTGATTTCGAACCCTGATTTTCCTGAATTACTCATATTTTTCTCCTGTGTGTGTATGTGTAATGTAAAGATTATTCTTTACCTTGTATTTAGGTTGACAATGTACCTAACTTTTTGGTATACTAGTAAAGTAGGAAATCGAGACGGAAGTAAGTTGGTTGTGAGAGGTTGTTCCGTATAGAAAAGGTGTTCCACACTGTTAAAGTCAATTAAGACGTGGCATATAATCGTGAGGTGTGGATAGAAACCGAACAGAGAAGTACTTGAAATTTTTGACGAATTGGGAAAGTATGGTAAACGAATTTCTTTATGGTGCCGAGCTATGCACCTAGATAAAATTGGGGTAAGGCCTCACTAGAAGGACACGCTGTAAAGAATAGGGTATTCCCTAGACATTGAACGATTGAAGTCATTAAACAAAAAAAAAGGTCTCGTAAGAGACCTTTTTAGTATCAAAATTAATTGACTTACAGAATGTTGCTAACTGCAAATTTTCTGTAGTATTGGTTAGTTCCAGCAGAAGCTAGTCCACTAGCAGGTGTAGCACCTACGAATGGGTTAGATACCATTCCGTATCTAGTTTTGAAACCAATTTTTGGTTGGAATGTATTCTCACCAACTGCACGAACCATTTGTAATGGAACGTAAGGGCAATAGAATAAACCAGCGTCATAAGGGTTAGACCCTCTATAACCTACTGTTAAGTAATCAACACCAGCATATGGGTCGATATATACTTTAACTCTTCCGTTTAGAACACCAGCAAAAGTATTACCAGTATCGTCAACGTTTAAGTTAGTAGATAACGCAGGAGTATAATCTAATACACCAGCCATTGAAAGAGCAGATGCAACATCAGAACTACATAGGATAAAGTTACCTTTTCCTCTACGTGTTTCTTTTGCTATTACATTTGATTCTCTTTCGATTTGGAACAATAGACCTTTGAATTTCTCAACAGACCATCTTCCGTTTGCATCAACGTCTAAGTTAAACGTACCAGCAGATGCAGTAGCACTTGCTCCAGTTTTACCTTGAATGTTAACATTTCTGATAACTTCTCTGTTGATTTCTGCAAGAATTTCTGATGAAAGAATATTCGCAAGTTCTGATTCCGCGTCAAGACCATGGATTGCTTTGAGGTCTTGTGCTAATTCGAGTGTGTACTCAGCTTTTAATGCTCTTGATTTTGCTGTTACAGTTGCTTTCTCAATTGTGAAAGCCATCTGAGCAAAACCATTTGATGCTTCAACATCACCAAGTGCTTCTGCACTTGCTGTTGACATACCAGCACCAGTGTTCGTAGCGTATGCACTAGCGAACGGGTCTTGGTTTGAGCCAGCAATAGGAGTAGATGTATCTTGAGCTGCATTTGAGTAACCAGTTTCTGCTTCATTGAATAATGCTTCAGTCTTGTTTTCTCTACCAGCTGTAGAATAATCGTTATATCTTGCTTTCATAGCAAAGATAAGTCCTGTTGGGCCTGTCATTGGTTGAACACCGCAAATGTCGTATGCAACGAGATTTGGCATAGCTCTACGTACTAGTGAAATTAGGATTGGATCCCAGTTACTAATTGCAGAACTACCAGTAGCATTTAAAGGTGCAGCTTCGTCAAGAGTAACTCTATCTTCGTTAAGAGCTTTTTCTTGGTTTTCAAGGATAACTGCGGTGACAGCACGTTTGTAGTTGTCTTCGATTTTTGGCAAATCGGAGTGTTCTAGAATCGGACTCCACTTTTCTTGTAAGTTTTCTGATAAAAACATTTTATTTTCCTTTAATTTTAACCTAATGGTTTAAGTTTACTAATCGCAGATGAATATCTTGCAATAGTTGGGTCAAGTACAGGTTCAGAACTTTCGTCCTCGTATGTACCTTCACCTTCCATTACTAGAGTTTCTTCTACTATAGAATCTACATCACTTGGGAAATAAGCTTCTTTGATTTCAACTACTTTCTCTTGAAAGTCTTCTACGTCTTTGAAGTCTACACCATTTGATAAAGATTCTAATTTCTCTTTTTGTGATTCAGATAAGTCGTTTCCAGCTTCTCTAACCACATTACTTCTCTTGAGAGTATCTAACTCTTCAGTGATGTCCATATTTCTAGTGACTTCACCATCAAGTTTTTGTTCCATCTCATCGAGACGATTTGCGAGTTCGTCAATAACATTGTATTTATCTTCAGGAACTTCGACATAATGTTCAGTGAACAATGTCTTTAATCCATCAATAAACCCTTCTGTCATTTCTGACCTCAAACCTCTTTCTATTGCAAGTTCGTTTTCTTTCGTCCACTCTTCTGCACAATATGAAAGATACTTGTCAACTGCTTCCGTAAGGTCACCTTTAACAGTATCAACTGAGGTTTTTAAATTTTGTGAATACTGAGACTCTAACTCTTCTTTAAGTTCTGCAACTTTTGATTTCACTGCAGCTGTAAAGATAGTTTTTGCTTTCTCAGCATTTTCTTCTGATAAGTCTAATGCTTCAGAAATTGCTGATAGGTCGTCATCTATTTCAATTTCAACTAAAGATGCTTCAACTGATGCAGACTCTTTGACTTCTTTGTCATCTTCGTCTTCATCTTCGTCTTCATCTTTTTCTTCTTTGACTTCGTCTTCATCTTCGTCATCGTCTGACTTTTTCTTCATTTTTTCAAATGTTTCTGCAACTGACTCTTCGTCCATTGCTTTTAATGATTCGACTACTTGTCTTGCGACTTCTGCTTTAGTCAAGGTTTCGTCTAACTCTTCTTCAGATATTGTTCCCAATACTTGTTGAATTTCTTCCTTAGTCATTTCCTTCATGTTGTTGACGATAGCCTTGATTGATTCCATTTTAGACATTGAACTGTCTTCATCAGAATCTTCTTTAACTTTTTTAAGTTTTACTTGCTTCTCGGCAGGAGCTTCACCTTTCTGTTGAGCATCTCCACTCACTTCTTTGGTTCCTTTCTCTGCACCTTTTACTGAGGCAACTGCTTTGTCAACAGGATTTTCTTCAGGTTTGACGACTTCACCCTTTCCACCTTCGATTGAAGCTGCATCTGATGAACCTTGCTTTACAGGTTTTGAGTCACCTTTTTCTGCTTTAGAATCAGGCTGCATTGCCTCTTCTATTGCTTGTTCTAGGTTATTTTCTAAATCTGCCATTTCTTTCTCCTGTTTGAGATTATTTTGTATTCTCTTTTTTATTTATATGTTATAGACTCTCAACGAACCTTTTCCATAGATTTAACTTAGTTTCTTCTAACTTATTTAGTTTTGCAGTTTTAAGTTGTTTCTGCATAATTTCTGCATCTTTAGCTTTAAGGATACCACTCTCCATTACCCACTCAACACCTTCCATAATACCTTCTACGAAGGCTTCGGGTGCAGACGGGTCGGCAACGATATCAGCTGCAGTTGCAAGTTGAAAGTCACTTTTCACATGTTGAATACCACCTTTTTCTTCCAAGGAACCTAATCCTCTAGATGATACTCCTAATTTAGCACCATCATTGATTAAATTCTTTACGATTTGACCATTGGGTGTGCTTAAAATCTTTGCTCGTCCCACGAAGTTATTACCATCTTCTTCTAAAGATGTAATCATGTGAGACACTTTGTCTAAATTGATTGTTGGGCCTTCAGGATGTCCTAACTCACCAAAAGCACGTTGCTTATTGATGAACTCGTCCCTGTATCTGTTGACCTCTTTTAACATTACTTCTTTAGGGTAAACACGACCATTTCTGTTTTTGATGTTGGACTGCATGAAAACACCTTCAATAAAGTGTTCCTTCTCACCCTTTTCGTTTGCTTCAACGATGACTGGTGATATTGAGTAGTCGTTATATTCAGATATTAATTTCATCTAAGATTTCCCCTATTGTAATTCCTTCTTCGGACATGCTACCCATAATTTTTTTGATATCTTTCATCTCTTTCTGAGCAGATTTCAAATCTTTATATGGCATATCTCCACTAAATTTTCTTCCGTCCATGTACACATCAACTTTATTTCGTTTGTTCTGCACATAAACAATGTTTACTTTCTTCCCACCAACCTTTGCAGTTTCTTTAGATAACTCTTTCTCACCCGATGCAATTTTAAATTTTGCTTCGTGTAAGATGTGTGATATCTCTGCAAATGTTTTCATTATTAGTCTTCCTGACTCGTGTTGTTTACCCAGTCTACTTGCATTTCGACTCTTTTCATGTCAACAGT